ACACCTTCTTCATTTTCTGGAGCAACAGGAATGAATGAGTATGCCATACAACTATTAAAATATTGTTCTCTTGTAATTCTAGGAGGGTATGTTTGTTGACTACCCAGTGATCTTGTTCCAAGACTAAAAACTCTTGTGGAGAGAATTGTCTCTTGTTTTTGCTGAATAAGACCTTGAGCAAGGAACTTAGTGGTTGCAATAGAAGTAGCCGTTTCTTCGTTAGTTAAACTATCGGTTATTGTTACTTCTTTTGTACCTGTGAAGAATCTAGGACCATCATCGCCACCAGGAATTCTAAGTAGTGCGGAAACAGTACCAAGATCGTCAGAATATAGACGATCACCGAATGCTGGTAATCCTGTAGTGACAACACCATTTGTTCTACTATATCCTTCTGCGGGTAGAACATAATTAGACATGTTCTCACCGTCAAAGAATACAAAGAATCTAGTAAGTGCCTTTAGACCAGTTGCTGATAATTCAATGAACTGTGGTCTAATGTAAGGTATAACCTCTGTATTGATAACTCTACTTCCAAGACTAGTTGTGGTTGTTGATTCTGTTAGGAAGTAATCGGTACCAACTCTTGAAGAACTAGTTAATTCCTCAACGAAAACTCTGTCTCTACCATATTGCAATCTCTGTGCGTATGCAACAGCTTCATCCCAAGAAGAGAAGGTTGCCAAAACCTGACTTCTATCATAATAACTTACTACTCTATAGCCTGCAATATAGTCAGTCCACGCACTCCATCGTTCACCAAGTGGTGTGTTTTCGTATGGATTGATAACCTGATTAACAACCTCTGCATCAACATTTTGTGTATCTGTCCATACGTCATATTCAGGATCAAGTTTTAAATATCCTACGAATCTATAGACACTGGTTTCCATGTTACGATTTGTTGTCGCAGCAAGATTTTGAATTAATACTTCTTCTGTATATGGTAAAGTAATTAGATCGCCTGTTTTAACAACATTAAAACCACTCAAATACTCAAAGCGCACAGAGTTCATGTCATAAACAGGACGAATGCTCTTTTCTCTAGGATCTACAACTATTCTGTAATCTGGTGAATCTGTTGCACCAAGACTATGATCAGAGAAGGTATCAGCAAAAAGACCATTCTTGAAACGATTATTTCCTTGATCATCTGGAATCAATAGATCAAGAGCTTTTTTCTCTAGAAGATTTAGAGATGTATAATATTCCAAAGATGCAATACGATCTTTAAGCGCACCAATATCTTTCATTGTGAAACGAAGATTTAGTGTTTTTGTGACCGAACATGCCAAATCAGGTCTACTTAAAATCTTGGCATATGCTGGTGATAGTGATGGATATGGAGTGATAAACAATTTCGCAAGTTCCATTGTATTGGATGGAACTTCAGGCGATATCGGTGCATTCGCTGGATTACCTCTAATAACGGAAATGTTACTATATCTATCAATTACAACAATATCTCTTCTTGAAAGATAATATGAATAATCATATTGAATTTCTTCGGAAGGTCTTGCTAATCTAAGACCATTACTATCCACAACAAATCCTGATGATGTAGAAGGATTAACGCTTGCACTTGTTACAACTTGTGTGTCGCTTGCTGTTCTAGCCTTGACTGGTCTAAAGTCCAAATGTGCTCTTAGATCATAACTTCTACCACTAGTAGGTGATTTAAAGATGGGAATCTGAGAAGTCTGAATAGTTGTATCTGAACTCGCTGAATCGTCAATGTCATACGAATCAACTGAAAAATATCCGAAGTTGGTAGAAATATCAGGATAGAAATAATCTAGTTCTACCAATAGATAATCTGAAGTTGTTAATGTAATACCATTAGGTTTGATTGAACCGTGTTCATAAAACTCATCTCTCTGACCATTGTCAAGAGTGAAGAATGATGTTACAAGTGTTCCCTGAGTGCTAGATGTAAATGCTGCACTATGTTTACGAATTGATCTAATCTTGTAAATATCAGGAAAACCTAGATTAAACGGTCCGTTCGTTGAACCATATGTTCCTAGATTAATTTGAACATATCTTGAAGGTCTTAATTGTTTTGGAACTTCTTCTGCATTTGTTCTACTTCCAACATAAGACACAGAAGCACTAATAGTTCCTGATGGACCCAATGTTTCTTTAAGATCAAATGATAGAGTTGTTGGTGTTGCAGCAACCGTTCTATCTGCACCAGCATCAACACCTATACCAGTCATGTCAATAATATCACCTGTCTTATATGCTTTGAAGATGGTGTTGCCATTGATCGTTGGTAGCGCAGGTGATACTGTAGCTGTTAGATCGCTTGAAATCGCTGTGACAATATATGTTTTTGTGTTATTTGAAATCTCAATCTTGTCACCAACATTTAGTCTTAGAAACTTAGTTGATGTACCACCGAGAGTAGTTGTTCCTGTTCCACTGGTTGCAGTGCCAGGAAGAGCGATGTTTAGAGATGAATTGAGAGTAACAATCAGATCTCTCTTGTTGGTTGTATCAAGAGGACTTACTGTACCATATGGGAATGTTTCACCAACACCACCAATTGGCAATGAGAACTGACCGGTTGCTGCTGTAATACTAACATCTTTTGATCTTCTAAAGTCAAAATCAACTGATCCTGAGTTGGTTGGACTTCTAACAGTTCTAATAGCTTTATTGCCAACGAATACCAAAAGCGGATTTGTGGCTTGCTTTAATTCAGCATTTCCAGCTGTATTCAATACAATATCAGCACCAAAGTCTGCTGTTGTTGAATTGTTGTTATAAACGCTTCTAACACTACTAAATGAATTTGATCCAAGCATTTGGATGTCGTATAGATATAGCTTAAATCTACCAGCTGCTGTACCCATTGTATTATTGTCATACTCAAGAGATTTGAGTTTGGCACTACCTATTTGATTTCCAGACTGTGCTCCAGTGAATACATTATTACTAATTCTATTCATACGTCTGTCATAAAGACTTACTGTTGTGCCTTGATCTTCTACAAGTGTGCCAACGAGTTCGTTTACTAGAGCGTAATTACCCCAACCGGCGGTAGCTCTCTGACCAGCAACATTATCATAGACTAGACCTTTATCCGTTGATACCCATTGAGTAACGTCACCTCTATTAGATGCTGCACCAACTGGATAACCTTTAACGTATGCTGAACCAGGTTCAACACCAACAGATATTAGACTTGAGTTACCACCTTCAGCAAGAGTTAAATAACCAAGATTATTGGCTACGTTTAGATTTTCACGAAGAATAGTATTGAATCCGTTTACAACATAGTCGCCGGACTCATCAAATGTTCTTCTTGCTATCTCTTCCTGAATAGTATTATATTGTGATTTGTTATAGATTGTTTCTAGAACACCATTTCTAATTGTGAGAAGTTCAACAAAGTCTGGCTCACCTATGGGGTTTCCATAATCCAAAACAGTCAATGATGGTGTTAGTTTTAGTCTATCAGCGCCTGGGGCTGCATAATTTGATGACTCCAGTGCTGGATCAAGTAGAGATGTATCGGAATTATAATCAACAATGCTTTCTGATACATAGAAACCTACTTTAGCAGATGGATTGTTATCATATCTACTTAGAATAGCTGATTGTGTATCGTAGTAAACGAAGTGTTCTTTAGCAAAGAAAACACCAGGTCCTTGAATTGTGACTTTAGATGCAAGTCCTGTTGTGTTTGCTACAGGAAGAACTAATAGTGTACCATTGTTGGCAATCAAAGATTCATTAGAATTGAATACTGAATTTCCTGTTATGGTATTTGAGTTTAGGTATCTAACATAGATTGTTTTTGTGTTTGAAGATGATTCTGTACCATCAAGAACGTCTGTAACATAAGCTGAAATGTTACTTACGTTACCTCTAATAGTTTGACCTAAAAAGTTAGAAATGGTTACCGCTGTATTTACTGCAGTATATGAGTCAACGTCTTTAACCTTGACATATGGTAGATTTTTCTCAATAAAGAATGGATAAGTCTCGCCTGGCTCTGTTCCAGGTTGAACCATACTACCTTCTTTAAAAATATGTTGAGCAAAACGATTGATTTGCTGCTGGGTGATCGTCTGGGCTTGAGTTAGTTCTCGGGCCTGAACAGCATAACCTGGCTTATAGAGGATTCTATAGAACTGATTTGATGGATTATAGTCATCATAGTATGGAGTGACATTAAAATCAGTTGTTAGAGTGCTTACGTTAGCAGAACCAAATCTAGTATTAGCTACCATTTTAATTTTTTCCTCTTAGAAATTCAGAACGATTTTGAAATCTTCAGTTTGATCAGGCGCACGTTCGATGGGAGTTATGTTATCTATATATAGTAACTTTCCTGAATAGGGTTCCAAGTCCTGATTTTCCACGAAACTTACGAAACGGGCTGCAGTGCTTGTCTCACCAAGTAGCAACTCGGCTCTGGGTACACCAACGATGTTAGATAGTTTGATTAGATTATTTGCAGAATCCCAGGTTGTGACTATTCCCTTGAATGTCGCAGTTGCAAGATTATTGCCTTGATAGACATATTCATCTTCAATATAATTGACTGAGGATCCGCTAAGTGTCAAAAGTTTAAGTTGTGAGAAAACAGTTACACTTGTTGTATTCGTTGTACCGTAGTCTGTAGGATCGGTGAGTATGCCAATTTGTCTAAATTGATTATTGATAATTAGACGACCCTCTTCAGAATTTTTAAGTCTTCCGTCTATCATTATATAAGATCCGCCCAACTCAGTAATTGCGTCTAATCCATGACCACCAGGTGGACTTAGAATTGCTCTAGCTGTAGCTCCTGAACCTGTCGGTGAATATAGATTAACGGTCATATTTCTATAATTATAACCTTTGTTATCAATAACAATCGATGTTACTCTTCTTAAAGTTGTATTAACGGTTGCATAAGCATTTGCCTCTTCACCGTCGCCAGTGATTACAACATAAACATCGTTCGCTGTATAACTATTACCGCCGTTCGTTACGATAATATTATTAACTGAACCATCTATAGCGTTTTCTTGAACTTGCCAGTGTAGTGAAGAATCAGCGATTTGTAGGGTTGTAACAGGTATAAAATTGGGTGTAGTAAATCTTAGCTGCTCTTCGGAAGTAAGGGTATACATATACTTCCAAATATATCCGTCTACAGTTTGAAAGTCTGTTGTGGTTGATGTAGATGTTGGCTTAGATGTAGAAACATTACCATAATTATTAGATATACACTTATAAACATTGTAATCGTCGGTTACAACATAAAACTTAATTATGCCATTCTTCAAAATATTACTATCCAACAAATTGTCATATTGTGCATATACTGTGGATGTTTGCCAATTAAATCTAGGTATGACATGTCTAACGTCATTAGTGGTTAGCTTTTTGCCTCCAAGCATGTTATCCCAATAGCTATAAAAATTATTGTCTGACATGACCGGTGTGTCAGGAACAGATTCATTAGTCCAAGCAGTGACTTTACCAAATGTCAAAAAGACATTTGAACTAACTGTCTCTGAAAATGACTCTCTAAACTGTTTTGCAGCAAAGATGCTTAGGTCTTTGGTTGTTCCGAGATCGGAAG